GTTGCTGCGCTGTAGCGGTCGTTGTCGTTTCAGCCATTAAAACCCCCGAACGGACGAGCCGCCTATTCCTTCGTTCTTAACACAAACATAAAACAATTGACAGCCCATTACTGCTGTACCTGCGTTACTGACAAAATGCAGGATGGACCAGCAGGCGCAAACGCAGTTGAGGCAGCAGCCTTTAGCGTTACGTTCGTGTCGTCGGCAGCCCACATGAACTCGATATAATCACCCGCATCTAGCGAGAAGAAGTCATCGCGGGAAGATGCCAGATAGCCGTTGTTGATGTTGCTGGTCAGCAAATACGCAGACCGCACAACATCCGTTCCGTTTTTGCGGAACCAGAACCAGATCGTCTTGGCGCTGCTGCTACCAGATTGCATCTGAAAGTTGGCAGAGAAGTTATAGAGGCCGCTTTGCGTCACAACAATTCGGGTGGCCGGAGAGCCGATGGTCACCCCGTTGGTGATCTCGGTATTGTCAAAGGTAATCGCATACGCTGTGTTCGCAGCGGCGGGGCTTACGTCTGTCGTCTTTGAGAACTGGCCGTAATAGAATTGCTGCTCAATCGTCGGGCGAACAAAAATCTCACCGATAGTTGCGCTAACCTTGAGAACGGCAGCAAGCGGCACGACGTTATCCGGCGCAGTGGGCTTGACCTTGGTGAACTTTCCCGCGCTAGACGGGGAGGCATATAGAATATCACCAACAGCCCATGTCTCACTGACCGATGAGCCAGTGGTGTTGATATTCCTAACGTGGCCCCAAGTGGTGCAATAGCCAACCTCTCCCGTGTCGGGCAGATCGTGCGTCATCACGCCAAGTATATACAGGGTCGGAGTAGAGCCATCAGCGAGATACGGCGAGACGGCCAATTCATTGCCAGCACCAACGCCAGCAAAGCCAACAACTGTCGCATTTGGGATTGTGACGCCAGTGTTGTTCTGGACACGAGCGTAGGTTTCCATCCCGACTTGCTGGATAACGCCATAATCCATGCCGATGTCGAGCGTTTCGTCGTCTGAGTTCCACGACAGGCTTCCCTTTTCAGGGGTGTGCGTGTCAGTCGTCACCATTGAAACATCAGACGCAATCAGCTTCGCAGGCTGATAGACACCAACATCTTCACCTTTGACGTATGCGTTCTTCGCAAAAGCCTCAATAAGACGGTTGCGCTGGTCGTCATAGCTAGGGCTATACGCGTTCGGTGCTGGCGGTAGTTTCAGCCTCATCGACGACCACCGGGGATTGCGTTGAGCCGCTGCGTTCCGACACGCCAATCAGAGTTATTAACGGCTGTCACCTTCATCTGGATTTGTCGGCCGTTGAAACGCACGGATGTCGGGTTCGTCAGGCTATACGGACCAAACGTCTGCTTGTCGCCGTTCGGATAATACCGAGAAGAGAAGGTCGCAGTGACTTCACCTTGGTTGCGTTCGTCCGGGATCATCTCATTGATATACAAGATGTTGTCGCCCTGTCCGATCTGCACTGGCCCTGTCTCGGCGTACACGCTTTCCGTACCGTGGTTCGTGCCGATCTCTTGGTCGTAAACAATGCCATCATCGGCCACCATGAGGGGGTTTGAAAACACGCCACGGTCGATCCCGGCAGAACGGCCAAGCGTTCCAATTGACCAGTTGTTCTGGGCGTAGTTCCAAATGACGTAGCGGTTGTTCTCTTGGCTCGAAGCCGACGGATAGAAGAACCACACCTCGTCGAACTGCGAATTGTTTACGGCATACGCCTTGCTTATCTGCGCTTGGTTGATGTCGGAGAACACATAGTCCGACACTTCGCAGGGAACAGCTTTGACGTAGCCATCATACATATAGAAGCCACGCGAACCCATCCAGACCGCGAAGTTATCCTGAACTGCAATCGCGTTCGGCCCGGCAAGACCGCAGGCACGACCAGCAAACTCAGATGTATATACAAATGGCTGGCCGACATAGGAAACGATATGCGCGTCGATGTCCGTGAGAACGAGAACCTGACCGCGAACACGCTTGGCCGTGATGATCTTGCCGCCCGTTTGCAATTCTAGGCTGCCAGCAAGGTTCGTGGAGGCTGGCGTCCAGACAGTGTTGTTCTCAAGGTCAGACCATGCAATCTTACGCGGATTGCCAGATGCACCAAGAGCAAACATCGAGCGTTCGTTCGTGACAAGCACGCCCGTGTTAGATGTCGGCGCATTCGTTACGACAGCAGCAACAGTCGGCGTTGTCGTGTCCAACTGCCACTCGTAAATCTTGCCGTCGTAGTTTGAGCAGCCGACGAGATATTCGCCCCATGTGTCGAGCGTCCAAGTCGTGGCTGGCGTCACAGAGCCAACGTCGGGGCGTGGCGTGCCGTAATACCCGGCGCTGTAAAGACCAACGCCATAGCCGCCACCGACAGACGCATTCGCGTTACCGGGAACGAAGCCAACAGGCGTAATGTCCACGATCACGGAAGACTGCGTGATGGCGTAAAGTTTGGAGTGAGTGCCGACGGAGATATAGCGGGTGCTGTTGTTGGAGCGCCACGCGATCATGCCACGGGCTTTACCCGTCAACGCCGTAGATGTTCGAGCCTGCCAGCCACCAACGGGACGCATCATCCCTTCAACCCAGCGCACAAGGTTCACGTCATACCAACGGCCCGCACTATCAAGTTCGGTTCCGTTGCGGTAAACACCCGGCGGGATACTGATAGGAATGAGCGCCATTTAACTACCTGTGCGTAAGACTAAGGTTCTTATATCACTTCTTGGGGGTTTTTACAGCCTCTTCCCATGCTTCTATTGTTCGGCGGTGGCGTAAAGCGCAGTCCCCATATTTTGCAATTATTTCCACTTCCCATATCGCACGCTCTGGATCGGTCAGAGTTGGCGGTGGATTTGGCAGTGGCGGGCAGTCACTTGCTAGGTTCGCTGGCGGCAGCGGCATTGGCACGATTGACACCGCCTTCGAGCAGCCCGACAACACGGGCATCAGGAACACAATCAGCAGGGACAGCAGGAAGAGTTTTGTAAATCTCGCGTATCGTCTGCTTTTCTCCGGCGACCACCACATCGGCTTGATCTCGCTCGGCTTGGTAAAGCGTAGAAACCTCATCTATCTTTCCTTGCATTTGCTGGCGTTGCTTCTCGGCCTTCTCCAAAGCAGCCGAATACGCAGCATCACACTGCCAGTCTTTGATCTTCCATCCGGCGGTGAGGCCAATAACAAGAGCGCCTGCCGCCACATAGCCCATGATCGGATTAATCGGCAACATTTGCAACTTTCCCTTTCACGAGAACCAAGAATAGAATTTCTTAGTCTTGGCCTTGCGGTCATCCAGCCCATGCGTTCCACCATTGATGCGCTTGGTCAGCGCAAGGATTGAGGCATCATTGACGCCCTGATCGCAGATCGCCCACAGCTTGTTTTTGTCGAAAAACCACAACGCGCTTTCGAAGCATAACTCACCCGACACAAGATCGGGATTGTCCATTACATCTTGTCGTCCGATGTAGTTTGCGAAAGCTTGGTAATTTGCTTTGCCAGTAAGTTGGAGAGCGCCACGTCCACGGAACTTCCAGCCATCCCCAGACGCTTCATCACCATTGCCCATGCGGTTTGCATATACCCGATTAGCAATCTTTTTTGGCTGGCGTTCATACGACCGAGCCATTGCATCAGTAGGGAAATATTTTCTAAAAATACCGCGAAGCCCTTTTGCCCCATAGTTCAGGTTCTCCGAAAATGCTTTGAAGTTTCCGCTCTCGTGCGCCGTCTGAGCAAAGAAATGTGCAGCGCGGCGTGGCGACAGTTTATAATGCTTCATCGCGGCCTTGAGCGTTCCCGGCCCAAATGCGCCATCAGCAGTTACGCCGATCTTCTTTTGCAGTTCAACAAGGCTCACTTGTCTTTTCCCTTATTCCACAACTCAAACAGCGTTTTGATCTTCTCTTCCGTCACACCCAGACGCACATCCATCTTGGCTAAAATGATGGTCAGGGAGATGAACGCAAGAACGATGGGCCAAAGCTGGCCGATCAGTTCAACTGTGGAGAGATCGCCAGCCATTACTGCCCCGGATTACGCCAATCAGGAAAATCGTTTTCGTCAACTACGCCATCGCCATTGACATCCCAACGCAGATCATGGCGGTGCTTTTCCCACGGAGCCATATCGTCGTCATCCTCGACCTTCGGCGCGACAGGCTCAGGGGCAGGCGCTTCTGGCTCAACAGGCTCTTCCTTGTCACGCGCATTGGCATTCAGGCTCAAGCCGCCAAGCAATCCGACAAACGCACCAATGATGGTCTGGAAGGCAGGATTGATCGTCTCAAGGATGGCCGTGCTGTCTACCATTTCGTTCGGAACAAACAGGCCGACGACAAGCGCCATAACTACCACAAGGATAACTGCGGCCAACGTGACAATCGCCACGCGGATCACGAACTCGATGGTATCGTTTACGCCTTCGGCTTTACTTTCAAGATCGTTTAGAAAACTCATCGGTCTGCCTTATGATCCAGTTTATCTTCAATCCGGCGGAGGTGTAGCATCACCTCATCAAACTTCTTGTCGATGGCGTTGAACTTCTCTTCGCCGTAATCCAGCTTGGTTTCCAGAATTGCGAGGCGGTTGCTCAACTGCGTCCACACACCGATCAGGCCGAAAAGGCCAGCGATGATTGTGAGAAGCGTGTCAATACCGAAGCCCATGTCCATCGACGTAGACCTTTACCAAGGAAGAGCGGGATGCACGACAGGCGGGTTAGCCTGATC